GATTATCTTATGTGATAACGTGTCAATTCTTTTAGCTAGAAACTCCAATGCCTCAGTTGGCATGTAGAAGAAGTTTAAGAAGTTTTTAACGGCGTCCATGTCCAAGGTACCATCATCCTTCTTGATCATTGGTACGGTATATGTGCTTCCTGGTTGTAGTATTGAGTCTCCCTTATTGCTTATTTCTGACTTAACACCAGCAGATTGACCCGCGACTAAATTAGATAGATTAGGCTCATTGCTTGTTGATCCCTTTCGATCCTCATTAGATTTACTCTTTTCCTTTACGCCTAGCTTTGTAACAATTGGGATTGTGCCGTTAGCATCAGCCATCCTTTGAAGTGTGCGTAAAAAACAAAACTCTTCAAGGTCTGGCTTTACGTGTGAAAAGATTGATTTTCTAACAATATCTTTATCCGAGAAAGGTTTATTCGCGATATAATCAGCAGGACACTCCCCTAAGTCGTGAGGCTCTACAATTATAGGCTCATACTTTTCATCATAAAAAATGTAGTCATTTTCATCTGCATATAGAAACCCTTCTTTTGACCTTATGTTCCCGTCTTCTCCAGTAATAGCAATTGAAGACTTGAATGCTATTCGTTTTATTATTGAATTAACCGATTCAAGAGCCACAATATCGTTAATAGATACTTTTGATCTAAAAGGTGTGTTTATGTCCCGTAAATCCTCGAAAACTACATCATTGTGAGTGAAAAGAAGAGATTCAAATATCATGGAATCAAACTCTTCAGTATTGAGGTTTTCTGGTGTTTCTACTGTATCACCATTAATAACATATTTGAAGTAGGAATCATCAGAGTAAAAAACACGGTGCAATTGTGGTTCAATCCTGTCATTAATTAGTTCACTAGATGGTGACGGGTTCCTGAAGTATTTATAAAAAGTTAAGAAATTGTCCGTTTTGAGTATTGTTTTTACCCAATTAAGGAAGCTGTCATTAGTTTGATTGTTTCGGCTTGCCCATTGTTCGATGTAGGATTCGTTTACGTCCTCTTGAATTTCTCCGCGAGTAAAATACGCAATATCTTTCTGTTGCTTTCTGGCTAACTGTAAGTCTGCCGCACCAATACGCTTCTCTACAAAGTCTCGTGACATTTAAAATCTTAACATTTAGAAACAAATATATACATTTTTTGGTTAATAATTGTTTTTGGTTAATTGTGTTACTCAACTGACACTTGCAGGTTATCTATTTCCCATCCCATGTGAGCATACCTCATAGCGTTCCAAAAATGATCGTGTTTATCAATGGGTTGATTGATTGCGATCCCATTAACTTCTTTCCATTTATAGTTTTCCTGCTCTTTTTTTACCGCTCTGTATGTTAAAGGGTTCTTAGGTTTAACAATGTGTATCTTATAGTGTTTTGTATCATTAATCCAATATGTTACACCTTTTGTTTTGGATACTTTTGATATTTCCCAACCCATATCAAACAATTCTCTGACCATTTGAACCACCCCTTTTCTTTCACTCACGTACTTGTCCGCACTGTCTGCTGTTATTGGTATTAAGTCGGATACATTACAGGCTAAAAGAGCTTCATCCATATCTTTTGCTGTCTCAGTAGGAGAATACCATAATAATTCACAGTAAATGTTGTTGCCCCATCTTGTATACCTAACAAGGGCTGAAGGGTCAACCGTAAAACCAAAATCCAATCCATAGGTGAATGATAAATCTGTTGGAAACTCATCTATCCAAGTTACATTGGAATATATAACACCTTTCATAGCCCCTCTAAGCCCTAGTCCGTATACCTTCCACATGAAAACGTCAGCAGTTCCAGCGTTTACATTTTTTATATTAGGCGGCGGTTGATTCGTTTCAGTTACTTCATGTCCATTGTACATTATTAAATTATCCACTATCTCATAGCTTCCAGTCTCCCATGGCTCGTAACTAAGTATCTTGTTTAACTCTCCTGAAGAAATAAATGGATTCTGTAAAAATGTTGTGCGTAGAAAACCAACATCTAACCTCATTAGCACGTTATCAAATACCCAATGGCTAGTAAATGATGGGTTGTAGTCCATCCACCAGAACCTACGGCAACGCATTTCAACTTGATCAAACACTTCTTTTCTGATCATCATGGCCTCATTAAAGAAAGCGTAGTCACACCCTCCACCATGCTTTCCGTCTCCTAAAAGGTTTATAGTTGATTTTCCTATTTTGAATGATTTAACCTCTTGAGCATCTTCAAATTTATTTGGTAAATCAAAGTCCGGTAATCGACGTTTGAAATCTTCGTATAAAGTCGTTTTGAATTCGTTGTATGTCTCTCGGTAGATATTTATGGTACATCCATCATTCTTATGTACTTGCGTGGATAAGTGTATGATTATGTCTATACCTCCCCAGGTCTTTGATGATCGACTTGAACCTTCTAAAACTACTCCGGCATAACCTGACTCTAAAACTGGCACGCCCTTGTCGTTTACGCCCCATTTTTGAGAATGTATAGCCTCGTGTAAAAAGCGATAGTTTATTGTAGAATTGTCGTCTTCTGGGAATTTTAACGCCTTAAATTTCTCGTGAACCTCTTGTTCATGAAGAAGTTTCTTTAGTCGGATTATTTCGGCATCAGTAAGTGCCATAAATTTAATCTTTTAACTTTTCCTTTAAAGCAGCAATTTCAGATAAACGTTCTTGTTCAGTTAATTTTCTGTCGTCTTTGATGTCTACTTTATCTGGAGCGTTAAAGCCTAGCATTTTATTCATGATCTCTATAGCTCTTTGCTTATCATGAAGTTTAAATTTTACATACGATTCATCTCCTTGTGGAGTTGTTTTTGTAGTGTATTGTATTTCACACAGAGCAGATTTTTGCGTTTCGTCAAGAGAATCAAAGTCTTTTAAAGACATCCATCCATCTTTGAAATCTGCTACTGTAGAATAGGCAATATTTTTTAATTCAATGATATTTCTAAGCGCACTAACACCTGCAAGTTTTGCTAAATCTTCCTGTATATGCTCGATATAGGCTTGTATTTCAGGTTTGCTCAAGTTCTCATGTCCTATTGAATAGGCTGTTTTTTCACTATACCCCGCCTCTTTTGCTGCCCTTGTTGCGTTCCAATCAATAACGTATTCATGACAGAATATTTTTTGTTTTTTAGTAAGATTTTCTCCTATAGCCATGTTGTAAATATACGAAAAAAGCCCAATCGTTTCCGAAAAGGCTTTAGTGCGTCTCAATTATAAGACGGGCATATTACTCCCCACCCCAATGATGAGTTTTTATTTTTATTGTTTCCACTCTATCCACTCTTGTTTCGTTAAGGTTCTTCCTAGAACTATTTTTTGTTGTTTTTTAGCCTTTGGAGTTCTATTAATACAGCCCAAGCATGCACATATTTCGGCTTCACACCATCTTTTTTTTCCATTCGTCTGGAATGTCCATTTGGTCAATATTACCTTTTTGGTTTTTCATGGTTCAATTTTATCCAAGTTTTCGCGCCTTCCCTTGCAAGTTTTTCTGTGCTCCAACTCATAGGTCGCCCGTCTTTATTAATAATGCACTTCATACGTTCATCCATTTTGCGTTTGTAAGTAAATGACCATCCATTTGGCTTCCCATCTACTATCAATTCAAATGTTTGAATTGTGTGGTTTGCATAATACATATCTAATCGTTCTATTTGTTTAAGTATCATATTTTATCATAAGAGTGTCTCAATCTTTTCTATCTTCTAACATTTCAATTGTGGTTACTCTTTTCATAGTTTTCAATTAAGGAATATGGTTGGGTTAAAAATTGTTTTTGTCTCGGGAATCACCATTGAATGAATCTGTTTTATTTTATCAATGATTGCCTGTATGACTGTTGCAAGGAATAGGACTTCGCAAACAAGAGTGATCACGTCTTCAGTTGACAGTTTTTTATACTGTAATATTGTCAGGTTGAAATCAATCCGGTTTATACTATTTTGTAGTATACCTCTAATTTTCACTAGATTATCACGTTCGTCTTTTATTTGACTTATCGAGTTGTGCACTATTACATTTGTATACATGATGCTACAGTTATTTGTTTTTAAATAGCCAGTTAGTTACTCCATTAACTGTGTATGCTGTACAAAGCACAAGAACTATAACTAAAAATGTTATGTAAGATTCTTGGTAAGTATTGTGCTGTGCTTCCACATAATCTGAATTAATAGGAGTGAGGAAGTTACTCCACCACATTGGTCCCCATATAAATAAGTACATCCCTATTTTGGTTATTATCTTAAAAACTTCTTTCATAACGTTATTTTTTAATTAGCGTTTCTAAAGTGGCGTTACGCCGTTTCAGCTTATTGATACGCCCCTGTTTAACTGGATAGGGTAGATTGCTATTCGTTAATTTACGAATAAGTTCGTTATTGTCTTGAATTTGCCGTTGTGCGTTTATCCGTTTCCTTTTGATCAAAGATACGTTGAAGTGTCGGTGCGAACGTTGGTTATGTGATGAACGGTTGATTTAAATGATGGGCGGGAAATCTATTAGTAGTTTGTTAAAACTGCTTACTTCCTCCGCGAAACATCCCTGAATTGGCTTGGTTTTCGACTTTAGGAGAAAAATGGAAAGTCGATCAGGGTGATAAAATGTGTGTGTGGTTAAACTAAGTCTTTTGTATCAACTTTATTCCTTTCTATTATAACTTTGAATATAGATTGCCACTTTTCAGAACTTTTCATAGACATATTTAGCTCTGGTTCATGTCCATTATAAAACCACAATTTAATATTCGGGTTCATAAGGTTATTAACTGTAATATCTACTACAATTGACTTGACTTTTTTCTTTTGTTTTGATTTAGCGCCTATAACTGCTCCTATTCCTCCGGCTATTATGGCTCCAGCAGCAGCCCCTTTTAATGATACTCCTTGAACCGTTTGATCATCAACTTTCAGCTCAGACGATATAATTTTACTGAAAGGAATTTTTGTTAATTCCATGTCTGAAGCTACGTGGTAGAAAACCTCGTCAGATTCACTTACGGCAATCAAAGTTCCATTTACTTCAGATTTATGATCTACTCCGAACGGTTTAAGAACATTATTAAGGTTCTTTTTGTGCTTTTGTCCTGATTCCTGAATAAGGACAAAACCTATAAGACATAAGGCCCCTATTACAGCGATTACAATATTAAATACCATTTTATAATAATTTAAACCTGGCAACCCTACAAGTGATTAATAATAAAATAGACGTGGGCTGCAACAATTCCGAGACAGGGTACGCCAATACCCAAGGGAGGAAAGTTACAACCCACTTTGTTGTTTGTAATCCTCCCTGATTAGATTTTTGGCGTTTCTGTCTCGGAAGAGTACGTCTAATGTTTATACAAAGATAACTTATATACACTAAACGATCAATGCGTATAAATACTCATGCGTTTTGTTGAGGGATTTTTTGTGTAAATTTAAAAG